GTAAAAAAGGTTTTGTTAAAACACTACAACATAGTAATCATTCAAGAGGGTGTATATTTACTCAATTGACTAATGACAATAAAGGTATTGGACAAATAACATTAGATTCATTAAAGTTAAATAATATTGATTATATAAAAATTGATGTAGAAGGAAATGAACTAGATATTATGAAAGGTGCGATTGAAACAATAAAAGAAAACAAACCTATTATTGAATTTGAGTATAATCATACTTCAAAAAGATTAAATATAAAATACGACAATATTGAAAAATTTCTTAATAATTTAAATTATAGATTTGATAAACATTTTGAATCGAATTTTTACTTTATTTATGATAATACAAATTCTAATAAAAAAATATTTACAGAAATTTATAAAAATTGTATATGGAATAATAACAATCCAAATATACCATTATCTGGACCTGGTTCATCATTAGAAAATACTAGGAAAACAACTATATTATTGGAAGAATTTATATATAAAAATAATTGTAAATCTATTTTAGATTTAGGATGTGGTGATTTAACATGGATGTCAAAAACCAAGTTTTTTTTAGATGATAATATAAAATATACAGGTGTTGATGTCGTTGATAGTTTAATAGATACCCATAATACTAATTACCCTAATAAAACCTTTTTATGTAAAGATATAACTGAATTTTCAGATTTTAATAAAGTGTCTATAATATTAATAAGGGATGTTATATTCCACCTAAAAAATTATGAAATATTAAAAATTTTGAATAATATAAAAAATAGATTTGATTTTGTATGCATTACTTCATGTCTTAATTCTAAAAATAATGATAAATTCAATAGATGGAAATTTAGTGAAAAAAATATACATTTAAATCCTTTTAATATTCCACATACTTACAAAGCAAAAATATTTGAAAAAAAATTTAATAGAAATTTATATATTTATGAACATTCTAACTTTTATTCAGTAAATCATATTGGTTAAAAGTCAAGATAACATAAATCATCATATGATATATCTATATATTATATGATAATTCTTTTTATTTTTTCTTGTTTTTAATCCGTCTTTTTATACTTCTTACTTACACTTCAAAATGTTCTGTATACCTTTAATCGTTATATGAAGAAATTATTTTATTTTTAATACTTGTATCTAAATGAGACATTTATGATAAATGAACATTTTAAATGTTTGACAGGTTAAAACTATAATATTTGAGGGTTATGAAAGTTACAATGTACTTATAATGGAGGTTTCAAACCCCAGAAATTATCTGGCATCTTGTTTATTTCAGGAAAGCCACTATCTCTTAAAACTTTTTCTTGACCTCTAATTGGTAATGAATTTCTATTACAATTGTAAAACATTGCTGAATTTCTTGGATTTTTAGATGGTGGCGCAGGATATGTTAAAGTTCTAAATGGAATACCCTCATCTATTTGAATAGTATGAAATTCATTACTATTAATAACTTCCTGAACTTTATTATTTATTTTTTTTTTATTTTCATCATTATTTTCTATTTCATCAGGGTTAGGAATAATAAATCTTACTCCCCCAGTTCCTTCTTTCCAGTGCGATTCTTCGCATACTTTAAAGTGAACATGTGGAGGGACATATAAAGAACCTAATCCAATATAATAACTATTCGGATATTTTATTCTAAATTCAAATTTTCTATTTACACATTCTACAGCACCGATATTCGGAGTTTTATTATAAGCTTGTATAGAGTCATGATATGGAAGAGCACTTCCACTAAAACTAGTATTGTAAGTTGGAGGATTTGGAGCCCAGTATACAATTACTGGATTGGGTGTTTTACTATTTACTTCTCCTTGAACTAAAATCTCACCTTGACCAGTATTAATGGCAATTCCTTTACAATCTAATTTTTCGAAATATTTTGTTCTCCATTCTGTTGACATTATTATATTATATAAATATATTTTTATAATTGAAATATATTTATTTAATTAAAAAAAAAAATTTACATGGCAACTCTTTCATCTCCTCCACTTAACATAGTTCCTCCCCCAGGATTTGCGTTCCTAGGAATATTTTCTTTGTTAGTAACTTGAGAACCGAAATATCTCATGTTATCTTCTGGTTTCGCACAAGCATTTGTTACGACATTGGGTTGTCCTACATTATTACATTCTTCTTCTTCATCATTATAAAATCTTCCTTGACCTAATCCATTTGGATCATATCCAACTAATTCACAAGTATTAGCATTACATTTTACTCTATTTAATTCAGGCAGAGTATTTATAGAGTGATATGTTTCATTGCATGGACCACAGCAATTTTTTTCACAGGCATAATTTCTATTTAAATCCATTAATTCTTCTGCATTATTAATCAAAAAATTCCTATATTGAAAACTATTTAATACATTATTTCCGGTTCTTATTATATTATTAATGTGACAACTTGGTCTGTAATCAGTAAAGTGTCTGGCATCATCCATTCTAGGCGGGCACCCAAAATGTTTATTATTACTGGTTTTATAACAATCTGACATTTATATATTATAAATATAAAAAAAAATTTCAAAATTAATTTTAAGAAGAAATTAATTTTAATTTAATAAAAAAAATTTAATTGTTATGTACAAGTTTTTTTTTTAGAATTCTATCAACTAATTCATTTTTCCTTCCTCTTAATCTTAAATTTTCTCTTCTAGAAATTTCTCTTAAATCATCACAATTTAATTCGTTTAAATATTCTTCTGTAATATCAACAAGTTTTAAATATTTATCTGTTCCTACATTTAAATTAACATCTTTTACTTCTTCATTATCTTCTTCTTTATCTTCATCTTCAACTTCATCTTCAACTTCATCTTCATCTTCTTCTTTATCTTCATCTTCAACATCATCTTCTTCTTCTTCTTTATCTTCTTCTTTATCATCTTCACCTTTTTCACCTTTTTCACCTTTTTCACCTTCTTCACCTTCTTCACCTTCTTCACCTTCTTCACCTTCTTCACCTTCTTCACCTTCCGTACCTTCTTCACCTTCCGTACCTTCTTCATTTTCAATTACAATATTTTCAAATTCTACTTCTTCACTATCAGCATCATTATCTTCTAAAGAATCAATTTGGGCTTTAATATCTTCATCCAGGGGTTCCAAACTACCTACTTCTTTATTAATTTCATCTAAAGTAGGAAATTCATCTAAGTTAGGATCTTGGGGAACTGGATGTTCAGGTATTTGATTAACTATACTTTCTTTATTAAGGTTTATTATATTAATTAATTCTTGTTGTTGTTTTTTAATTTTTCTACTATTATTTAAACCAATATATAAAGCATAGAAAGCAACCAAAACTGAAATTAGTATTAAAATTAAAAGTATTATATTTTGATTTTGTTCTATCATTTTTATATTATAAGATTTAAAAAATAATTTTATTTTAAACGTTAATATGATAATTTATTACATTTTCAAATTATTAAAAATTAATCATTATGACCAAATTATACCTAATTTATATTTAGGAAATTATCATTCTATTAATCTAAATCAATACGATTTAATTGTTAATTGTACTAGAGATTTGAAAGACGATTTTATAAAAACAGATAGAATTAGAATTCCTATCCAAGATAATTATGTATTCAAAAATAATGAAATACTAGAATATTTAGATAAATTAGATATTATAGATAAATATATAAATAATAATAAAAAAGTGTTAATCTTTTGTAAATTTGGATTTCAACGTTCAGTAACTATAACTTTACTTTATTTAATCCTAAAAAAGAAATTAAAAAAAAATGATGCAATTAATCTTATTAATACTAATAGATCTATTAGTTATTTTATCCTAAATAACTTTTCTCATATTTTTAAAGATTTAACAATATCATGATATTCTAAAATATATTTATTCTTAATATGAAAGATATTAGTTATTTCTTTAAATCCAACATTCTTTAAATCAAATTTATTAATAAAGTAATAAACTATTCCAGTAGATAAATAAATAATAAATCTTTCATTTTTTAATATATTATTAATTTCTTTTGATTTAACTATTTTTTGAAACATAGAAACACAAGAATGAAAGAAATTCTGATATGTAGTATGATTATAATACTTTCCTATAATTTCACTGAATTTATTAATAAAATCTAGAGCCAAATACTTCAACATATCTGGAGGTATCAAGTAAATATAATATTCTATAAGTTTTGTAAAACACTTACTAATAGTTACTTCTGATGTTAAACAGATTGAAGATATATTTTTTTTATTTAAATCAAGATTGAATAGATATGATACTAAATATATACTTCCTGCTGCTTTGGATGTTGGAGTATTTTCTGAGACCAAATCAAATTTTTCAATTTGAACACAAACATACTTACAGATATCTAAAATTTCATTTTCCAAATTTAAATTAGAACAAAACCTATTAATGAAATCCAATGGTTCTGATATATTATCATCTTTCTTTCTTTTTGTAGTATTATCTATTGTCTGCATAATTTCATTATATTTCTTAAAACCCTTAGTCATACTTGTCGAATTTATCTGGAAAATTTCAGCAATTTCTTTAGTGCTCCTTGTACAATTATTTTCCTTACATGCCTCATAAATACAGGAAGCGATAATTCCTTTTCTATTTTCACCTCTAGAAATTTTGGCCTCTGATATAATTTTATATTTATACTTGGCATCTTCTATAATACAACCGGGTATTCCTTTACTTTTGGCTCTTATAGTCATTATTTCAAAGACATTATATAAACTTTTTTCTCTATAACAAGAACCAATCCAAGTATTATAATTACGTATTTTTCTCATATCCCAACTTTCATTACTTTTGAACGGAATAACAGAACCTAAAGAAAATTCAGGTAATAAAGAATTTGTAGGCATTCCACATCTATTTGGATCAGATCCCTTAGAATCTTCAGAACCATAAAATCTCCATTCAGCAGTATTATCAATATTATAACCATTTATATGACCACAAGACGTACATACTAATTGTCCTTTCATATTAGTAATAGAATTTTCATTACAAACTGTACAGAAACTATCATCAAATATTTCTTCTTCCTCATCTGTTTCTTCTTTTAAATTATTTTTTTTTAAAATATCAAATAATTCATTATTTAAAGATAACATAAATAATTAAAGAAATTTTCATTTAAATAAAAATCAATTTTTATAATTTATAAAACTATTTAAAATGAAAATAGAAATTTTGCCGGGAATTTGGATTAGTGATAGTGAAAATTTAGATAGTCAATTTTTAGAAGAAAAAATGATTAATAAACTAATTAATATAAAAAATGATTTGAGTTTTTTAGGTAGTGGTAATAAATACCATGATATGATTAAAGAAAATATGGAAAAATATGAAATATTAAAACTAGTTAATTA